TTAGAAATTAACAAAGGAAGTATATTGATTGGCAGTATCTTTACGTTGCTCATCAGTAATTGAAGTGTAAACATCTAACGTAATTTCAACTTTAGAATGTCCTAATTGGGCTTGAAGTTGCTTAACTGACATACCACCTTGTGCAGCTAAAGTCGCATAAGTATGCCTTAAACCATGAACTGTTATATGGTGTAAGTTACTACCTTCTGAAACTCTATTCATCATCTTACTAATTGTGGTAGGAATAATGTAGTGATTATTTTTGTCAGGAAAAATAAGCTGATTAGGAGATAAAGCATTGAACCCTTTTTGTAGTAGTTCTTTCTTTTGCCTCAGTCTCCATTCACTCAAAATAGATAATGTCTTTTTATCAATAAAAACAGTTCTATTACTACTTTTCGTTTTTGGGGTTGTAACTTTAACTTTAGATACCAGTATTATAGTTTTGTTGATTGTAATTTGTGCCTTATCAAAATTAATATCATTCCATGTTAAAGCTAAAGCCTCACTTTTACGTATACCAGAGAAAGCTAATAATCTAAAAAGTACGTAGATTTTATATTTTTCATGTTTCTCAGCATATTCAAGGAACGTTTTTAATTCATCTCTGGTATAATAATTTCTAGAATATTCTAAGTTACTAAATTGCCTGCTAGCTTTAGGAATAATAACTGATGACGTGGGATCATCTGTTACTATTTTTAACTGTTTAGCGTATTTGAAAATTCTAGTTATTAAATTGAATATAGCTTTATAGTTCTTCAAGGGAATAGAGTACCAATGATTAATCAAGTCCTGACATTCAATTGTTGTGATTTGGTTAATTTTTTTATTTCCTAAAATAGGAAGTATCTTAGATTTATACTGTAGTTCAACAGTATAAAAAGAGGACTCTTTAACAGTTAATTTATAATTGGCTATCCAACGTTCATACACTTCACCAAAAGTTATATTCTCGTTGTCTAGAAAGTTAGGGTTATTTATTTTTTTCTCTACTTCATCAGCTGCTAATTTGGCCTCTTTCTTTGTGTAGAAACCACCTTTAGTTTTATACTTACGTTTACCAGTTACTGTATCAGTACCAACTAAAATCTGATAACGCCACAACATGCCTTTCTTTGTTTTGTATTTTCTAAATGTTGCCATAATATTTACCTCCAAAATTAAATTGAAAGTAAAAAGAAGATGTTAGCAACACACAGCTTTTAATGACTTCAGTGTATTGGTCAAAATGAATGTATGTTCTTTTTAAGTTCTTTTTAAACCCGTCGATTTTTGACGGGTTCGCTAAAATTCTAATTTCATTTGCTTAGATTGGAAAATTCTACCAACTAAAATATTATTATTTTTTTCGTCAATTCTATAAAAAATAGCATAACTTTTACCAATTACAATACGGTAAGTTTTAACTGAAAATCCATATTTAGACGATACTTCTTCATACATTTCTGGAAATACAGTAGTAAGTTCTAAAGATTTTTGAATATTGCCTACAAATTTATTAATAGTTTCTGGTGACAAAAACAATTCATTTTCCCACGTATTAATTAATTCGCTTAAACTATCAGCAAAGCTTTTAGCATAAACTAAGTTATATTCTTTCATTATTGCCACCCGTATTTTCCAAAAATATCTTTCATTTTTGCTTCTGATACAATTAATTCCTTTTCAAAGTCTGCAAAGCTATCTTCTATCAATTTTTTATCATGTTCTCTAGCGGTTTTAGAAGTATCAAGAACAAATAAATTACCTTTCTTCTCAGCCTGAATAATATCACCGTTAATTAATCCTAATTCTTTAGGTAAGATGATACCAACGCTATTACCAATATTTCTAACTTTAATTTGTGTCATATAAATCACCTCAGGCTAATTATAACAAGTTATAACAAACGGGTCAAATAGCTTATAATTTAATACTTAATAACTATACTTTACATGTGTTACAATAAAGGCAAAAAGCAGGTGGTAATATGATTACACTTTATTTAACAGAAGAAGAATATCAAATTTTAACTGATATGCTAGATAATGAGTGGGATAGACTAGATTATTTAGCATGTGATGATAATGGAAATTATTATGATAATGATTATCCTGATGATGCCAGGCGCGCTAACGTTATTCAAAAAATTTGGAATAGACACTAGTCATTATCTGTATTTTTTTCAACTAGGATACTAGAACTATAATAATCGTTATATAAATCTGAAATACCATCTAATAGCAAATCACATAATTCTTTTTGTGTTTTGCCTGTATTATGGTGATCTACTGCATTTCTAACCATAAATAAGATATTAAAAAATGTTTCTTGTCGTGATGAAATCGATATAGGTGGTTGTCTGAATTGTATAATGTAGTTATGGGCTGTTGGATTTTTCGGTAGCCCTTTTAATGTTTTGTAACCTTTATCATTATAATTTTTTAAAACAAGAAACATCAAATGTTCTAGACAACTACCTAAACCAGCTGCACATAAAAACCATTTTTCATGTTCATAAGCGTACAAACATTGATTAAATTCATCTGTAAATTGACTACTATTTATAGTATTAAGCATCTTATCAAAATGATATCTATCTATGAAAAATTGTTTATTTGTTTCAGGAAAACTTGTAATAACTGTTGGTTCAGATAGATTTTTTAGTGTACTCTCATATTCTTTGTCTACCCACTGTTTAGATAAAGAAGAAGTAAAACTATCTATACTAGCGTCATCATAAAATCTACCAAATTTAGATAAAATACTAGAATTAATTATCTTGTTAACATCTACATGGATGTGTTTTTCTGACATAATCCAAGATAAATACTGTGGTTCAGAATACAATTTAGCATAAGTATAATTATTAGTTTCATCATATAAATCAATATAGAATAATTGATTTTTAGTTTCATTAACTGTAGCAAAAAAATAAATAATAATCACTAGTGAATATATTATTATTAACTTCATTGTAAGAAAAAGTATCATTATAGGATTTTATAACGTACAAACTAACATGTTTATTTTCAGTCCATGAAAATTTAGACAAGTCCTTGTTTTTTGTTTCATAAAAAGTAATTCTTTTTAAATAGTAATCATGTAATGAAGTAATAAATTTTTCTGAATAATCAGAATCTACAAGTTTAAATTCTTTCAATCAAATCACGTCCTTTCAACGATAAATTTTGTACTGGGCACCGTCGCACGCAGGGGAAATACCTTTTTTTATATTTAGTAGGACTAAGCGTTAAAAGTTTGTTATAGCACGATGCACATTAAATATGTTATATAATATATTTATTTAAAAAGAGGTGCTAGTTATGAATGATGAAGTATACAAATTAGTATATTCAATGATAACAATTTTAATAACTTCTGGTTGTTTTGGATATATTAATTATAATATCCTTGAAAAACTCAATGTAGTAGTTGATAGACCTAATAAAGAAACTGATAAAAAACAAAAAATAATGATATTTACAGGTATTAACATCAGTTTGTACTGGGTACTAACAACCGTATTAAATTATGAAATAACCTTATCAATTATGCTTATACTATTGTTTGACGTTATTGGTACAATTTTAATTATTGCACCGTTAATTAAATTAATAGATTTCCTAATCAATAAAATTAGACGTACTTCAGGCCAAAGTTATACAGAAAATAGGAATACTAGAGATTACATATTTAACACAAATAAGATACAAACATTATTTGTTTTTGACTTTGATAATAATCTCATAACGTGTGGATATCTTGATTATCAACAATCTGGAGATAATAATTACTTTGATTTAGCATTAATGCCTCTAGACCATCCAGAAAATCAATATAGTTTTGAATATATAGTGGAAGAGGTATCTAAACATGAAAATTCCAGAACTTTGGTAGATTTTGAAAAACAAATCAAAATATATATTCTTAGGGACTAGCTATCTTTCTTAACAGGTTGTTTAGGAGCAGGAGCTGGTCCTTTTCCGCGTTCTGGAATTATTCCTTTATTACCACTATTTCTATAATCTGTGTTAATCTTTTTATCTGTCATAAAAAAGACCTCCTTAAAATATCTTTGAGATTAGCTTTTAGTGACATCAAATCATTGGTCAGATATCTCAATCTAAAACACTATCAAAAGTATTAATCATCTCTTTAAATCACGACCAATCCAACAATCTTAAAATCATCATCTTTCGTAACATTAATAGGGTTGTATTCTTTATTTAGAGAAATCAACTGACAATCTTTTCTATTGTTATCAAAAACAATTTTTTTGACGTAAGAATTTCCGTTCAATTCAGCAATAACAAACTGGTTATTTCTTACTTCGTCAGTATCATATATCTTATTAACATAAATAATTTGACCGTCAGAGAAAGTAGGGGTCATGGAATCCCCATTTACACGCAAGGCAAAATCATGCGCTGGCGGTTCATTATTAACCATAACTTCTTCATGCTGCTCATCAGTCAGCCATTCACCAGTCCCAGCAGATACAGAGCCAAGAACGTCAACGTAATATGTATTATCATTTTCATTAATAGGGTGGATTTTGTTTTGCTGACGTTTTTGGTCTTTAAGTTTGTTGTCAGCATAATCAACTACTTTCTTTTTATTTTCTGTATTTAGTTTTTCGTATTTAGATAATAGTCTAATCCTCAAACCGTCAGTATCACTCTCACTGATTTTTTTGAATCGTGGGTCAACATCTGACTTTAAAACATTAAAAAAATCAGCTAGTTTCTGAACGTTAACTGGGGACGGCAAACGTGTGCCTTTAAAATAACCAGTTAATGTACTTGCGGGAATACCAGTTTGTCTAGTTATATCAATTTGCTTTTTACCAGATAATTGTAATAACTCATTAAGAGTAGCCGAAATAACTTTTTTGTATTCTTTATCTTGTGGGGTTAATTCCGTTCTTGGCATAGTATCTTACCGTCCTTTACTTAAATTATGCATTAATTATAACATTTTTTCGCATTAATTTGAAAAAAACGGCAAAAAAAACGAAAAAATAGTTGAAATACGCATTAATGAGTATTATAATATACATGTAAGGTTGATAAGGGCTTTACGAAAACTAAAGAAAGGAGAGAGTTATGATTGATTGGGTAAAAGAAATAGCCTTAGTAATCAGCTCCATATATGCTTTTAGAAAGCTAAGGGCGTCAGTATTAAAAACTGAACGCGAGGCTGAATTACTAAAGCTACAAATAAAAAAACTAAAATCAGAACAACGATACAAACCAAAACATTAAAGTTCTGATTTAACCACAATGAAAGGGGCTTGCCCCTCGATTTGTGGCACCCTCATCATAACATGATAATAAGCATGAGTACAATAGAATATATATTGATAGGCTTTTTAGCAGGAACAGTAATATATTACTTGCCTAGATATATTAAAGCTAAAAAAGAAGTTAAAAAGCTTCAAAAAGAGCTAGATGAATTGAAGAAAAAATAGGAGGTATGAGCTATGAAAAAAGAAACAGCAAGACAACATTATTTAGAAAATTTTAAACGTGAAAACGATAAGGTATCAGATTTATTTGGAAGTGATATTGATAAGGTAGGAACTGAAATTGTTGATTTACTAAAAGAAAAAGACTTAACACACGAACAAGCGTATGCAAGTCTTCAATATGCATATAATTTAATTAAATACGAGTCTAATTTTTTGAAACTTCAATAAGACTTACTGGTTCTAGTTCAAAATCTTTATCAACAAGGATAAACGGTAGAGCGATTTTTGAATCTAGATATGATACATTTAATAATCTATATTCTGGATTATCTAGATGAAATTTATCGAGTGATTTAGCCGATGAAATAGATTCTTTAAGTAAAGCTAAAGGATCGTTATATAAGTTGATAGGGTTAGCAAATGGCTTTCCAAGGTATTTTGAAAAAATAAACTCTCTAATATCATTTGGAAATTTTTCATTTTCAACAAGTGGAAGTTTTTCATAATAAGGAATTGAATCAGGAGTTGATTTGTTAATCATAACGGTATAATTATTTTCAAAATTCAATGTGTTAGCAAAGAATAATTTATCATTATGTTTCCAAAGAATTTTATATGTAGGTAAATTCTCATGACCTTTATATTCTAGAAATTCTTTAAAAATTACATTAACGGTATATTCAAGATACTTAGCTTCAACGAGATTCATATTAAAACCTTCTTTCTAATTACTAGCAAATAAACATTTTTAGGAGGCTGTCTATTTGCTAACAATAATATATCAAAAATAATACCTTATGTCAATATGTGGACAATATAGAAAGGAGTACTACAATATGTTGTGGTATAAAGTGCAAAAACTATTAATAGAAAAAGAAATGAGTATCAATCAACTATCCTTAAAAATGGGACTATCAAAAAATAATAGAACCATGTATCAGTTGAGAGATGGCAAAATTAAGAAACCAAGTTTTGAATTAATGTGCAAGATAGCAGACGCATTAGACGTCAGCTTGGATTATTTTAGAAAGAGAGATGATTAAAAATGAAAGAAGATATTACTGATTTAATTAGTACAAGTATTAACGAATTAAAAAACGCCTCACAAAAAGAAGACATTATAGCCGAAAGTAAAATAATTAATACTATAATTTCTTTATGTGAAGCATATAAAAACATTATCTAACTGTTCTGATTTTATTTAATAGTCGCAGAAAATCAGAATAAGTATCTTCATAAGCTGTAATAACAGATATATCAGATGAAATGTATGTTTCTTTAGATAATTTAGCAGAAACAAAAGCAATAGCTAAGTCATGAGCTATTTGTTCATTTGACAACATATTATTCATAAAACTACACCTCCTTTCACTAGGAGATAAACAAATTATATCAAAGATAAAATAGAAAGAGAGATGATTAAAGTGCCTAAAATTACATTAAAAGCTGCTAGAGTCAATGCTGGTTTGACACAAAAGGAAGCGGCTAAAAAGATAGGGATTAGTTATCAAACCTTATCTGATTATGAGAAAGATGAAAGCAAAATAAAGCTTTCGATGATTAGAAAAATGTGTAGTGTCTATAATATGCCTATAGATTGCATTTTTTTGAAATAAAAATACGCATTAATGAGTATTAAGAAGGAGATGTTAGTATGAATGAACTTAAATTCAGTAATGGCGATGTCGATTTGAAGATAAAAGAAATAAATGGAGAGATTTATTTTGATGTTGAACAATCAGCTGTTGGATTGGGTATTTTTCTGGAAAAAAACAGTAATAAGTATGTTAGGTGGGAGCGAGTTAGAAAGTATTTAAATTCTCCACAAGTGGAGAAAGGCGATTATATCAGCGAACCTGACTTCTATACATTAGCAATCAAAGCTAATAATTCGGTTGCTGAAAAATTTCAATACTGGGTAACTCATGAAGTTCTACCTTCTATTCGCAAACATGGAGCTTATATGACAGATGAGAAAGCTGATGATGTTATCAATCGCCAAGGCTTAGCTGATTTGTTACAACAAGCAGCTGAACAATTAAATGCTAAAGATAAACAAATAGAAGCACTGCAGCCAAAAGCAGACAAGTACGACCGCTACTTAAGCAATAAAGGGCTTATCACGATTACCGAAATTGCTAAAGAGTACGGTATGAGTGGAAGAGAATTGAATAAGTTTCTGCATGAGAAAGGCATTATCTATAAACGAGGCAACAAATGGTTCATTTATCAGAAGTTCGCAAATGATGGATTGGTTGGTTATGAAATCTATATGCCAGAAGGTAGACGTTCACTCAAGTGGACTACTAAAGGCGAGATGTTTATTAGAGAACTACTAGAAAACAATAATATAAAACCAGTATTAGAACAGCCACAACAATTAACAGTACAAGAACCAGTTAAATACAGTGGCAAGTATTACACAGCTAGTGCGATAGCTTTTAACTTGGGTTTAAGTGAAGAGTGGATCATGAAGATTGGTGAAATCGCTAATGAGTTGCATATCAAGCCACGATTCTCAAATGAGAACATCTACTGTCGTAAGACCTTAAATGATAACGGGTTCCCGCGTTGGGAATACACCCAGTACGGAGCAGCGTTGATTGAGAATGAAATAAACAAGTTTAGGTTAGTAAAGTAGATTTAAAAATAAGGTAGGTGGCGTAAATGATTGTAACAGCTACTTATGAACACAAGCTTTCTGATACTGATATCGATCGTATTGCTGAAAGAGTAGTTAGAAAGCTCAAACAAGATGAGAATCAAAATAAGCTGCTAAACATAACAGAATCAGCTAAGTACTGTGGCGTATCAAAAGAAACGTTTTGGAGATGGCGAAAGAGGTACAAAAATCTTCAGAATATTGCAATAACAGCTGGTGGGGTTGTTCAGTTCAGAGCTGAAGATTTAGATAAGTTTTTAGAAAGCAAATAAGAAAGTAAAAAAAGAAGATGTTAGAAAAAATATAAAAGGAGTGGAATATGGAACCAATACTAGCAGTGATTGTAGCGTGTATAGCTTATGTAATAATTTTTATTTTGGTTAGTTGGCTCAAAGATATTTTTACTGGAGGTAAATGATATGTGGTGTATTTACGATATTCTGCTATGCATAGCGTACGCAGGGAGTGTTGATTTGTATAGGCTTTGGAAGAGAAAGGATGATGAGAAATGAATAGTACAGGTAAGGGTTTTATAAATTTAAGTTCTTTAGCAGCAATTTTCTTTAGTGGTTTGAGTTTTGGAATGGGTCACTTATATATAGGGTCTGGTTTCGTAGCTTGGTTTGTTTTATCACTAGTGGCTTTAACGGAAATACGCAAAGATGAGGAGGCAAAAGAAAATGATTAGTTTATCAATGCTTGTAGTAGGTATCTTAGTGGGGTTGATGCTGTATCCAATGGTTGAAGCCATTGAGGACGGAACATTCTTTGATTGGGGCGATGAAGATGAACATTATGAAAGGAGGTGAGATTGTGGCAGAACAAAAAAAGATAGGTGCTGCAACACCTATCAAAAAAGAAACTGAATACCAAAACAAAGTATTCAGTGATATCAAAGATTTAGAAAATAATATAGAGTCAATACAACTCTATATACATATTAACATATTATTCACTGTTCCGCACTTAGAACAGGAGCAATATGAGTTTCTAAAGAAGTTGGAAAGCATCTATGGCAGGTACGATGATGGATAATTTTGAATTTAAATTTGATAAGATAGTTGGTTCTAAGGTTCAGTTTGAAATCGATGATCTTGATGCATTTAAGCGAGAACTTAGAAAAGGTCATCTTAAATTTAATGCATCGCCCGCAGATCATAACATGATTTCAAATGCTCAGAGAAAGAAAATTTATGCCCTATTTCATGATATTTCAGACTATACAGGTTATGAGGAACAAGAAGTTAAAAATCGCTTAAAACTTCAATTTTCGTACAATACAGGGTACGGAAATTTTTCACTGAGTAACTGTACTAAAGAACTGGCAACACAATTCATTCGCTTTGTGATTGAGTTCTGTTTTCGATATGACATTCCATTCGACTCAAAAGCAATGGAAAACACAATCGATGCAGAACGTCGTGTGTTTTTGTGCTTGGTGCATAGACAGTGTACTGTTTGTGGATCACGGCAGGGACTGCAGATAAATCATGAAGATACGGTCGGTATGGGGAACAATCGTAACCATATCGATCATAGAAATCATAGGCTTGAGATGTTGTGTTTTAAACATCACAGTGAGTTTCACAACATCGGAGCTAAAGCTTTTGCTGATAAATACCATTTTCATGGTATTAAGCTAAGCGACAAAAGCATTCTAAGCTTAAAGCTTATGAGTCAGAAACAAATGGATGAATTCGATGAAGAATATAGAAGACAAAAGGAGTTGAACAAAAATGACTGAAAAGCGTTACTTCTGGATTAAATTACAGATGGATTTTTGGAAAAGTCCAGTCGTAAAAATGTTAAGGAAGCCTTCTGGTGGTGACACATATGCGGTCATCTACCTAGAGATGATTCTATTATCACTTGAGAATAATGGTTATATCTATTACTCAGGTGTAGGTGATAGTTTCGCTGAAGAGATCGCTTTGGTGCTAGATGAAGAAACGATCAATGTTGAGTTCGTTCTAGCATTCTTAAAGCAGAAGCGATTGATTGAATTCAGCGATGACACATCTTTCAAATTTACTGAAGATGTAACTGCTGATTTAGTTGGGTCAGAAAGTGCATCAGCTCGCAGAGTTCGAGCATATCGTAAGCGTCAAAAAACGATTGCTAGCGAACAAAAAACGTTACAATGTAACACCGATGAAACGAACCGTAACTTAGATATAGATATAGATAAAGAGAAAGATATAGATAATAATATACGATCATTTTCTGACGAAAACGATCAAGTCAATTCTCAAAATAAACAACCTAAAGAACAACCTAAGTCATCTAGCAATAAACAACATAAACCAACTAAAAAAGAATTGGATGAAAGATTTGAAAGCTTATGGGCTTTATATCCTAGAAAAGTCGGTAAGCAAAAGGCTCGTAAGTACTATGAGCGAACAGTTAAGAATGGCACTAGCGATGAAATCATCAAAAAGGGTATTGAGAGCTACAACAAAGAGATTCGAGTTCAAGGTACTCAAACTAACTTTATTCAACATGGTGCTACTTGGTTTGGTAACGCTGGGTGGGAAAATGAATACAACTTTGAACCACCCAAGCGAAACAACACTCAGCGACAATTGATCCAAAAAGAAAAGTTGCCAGATTGGGCTAAGAATGCAGGTAAGAAACAACCGTCAAATTCAATTATGTCTAGGACTGAGAAAGCTAAAAATGAAGCTGAAATTAATGAGTTGTTGAGGAGGCTGTCGCAATGAAGAAAAGAATTGCAGAATTCAAAGACGCTAAAGGTCAATTTGTTAAACGATATGACAAGTTGGCCGATAAAGATGGGATTCAATACATGGTAAGTGAACATCATGATAGATATCTAGTGTTAGTGAGTCTATCAGATGTTAGACCACCAATGCCAGTAATTCCATCTGATTTAAAGAATGACTATGTAAAGGTAGGTTAGAGCATGGAAAGGAAAATTATAGATGAATGGCCAATTGATGCTAAGTATACAGCAGTCAAATTCAGCGATGACACTTATGGACTAAAGCAGTTCATCGCAAATAAAGGTGATCTATTCGAAGATGACCTAGTTGTCTTATATAGTCCAAAGATTGACTCAATGCGATGCTTTGACACAAGTGAGCATCTAGTGGGTATCAGAAAATTTGTTGAGTTTCTAGATGATGTTGTAGTAAAGGAAGGTAAGGAAAATGGCAAAAGTAAAGATTAATTTTAGTATCGATTCATTGGCAGAAGGTGCAGGTAAGGAACTGATTGAGCGTGAGTTGAGTGATATTTTCAACAACATCAACGATCCAAATGCAGATCCAACAAAGAAACGTAGTCTAATCGTTAAAGTTGATTTTGTTCCAGATGCAGACTATGACGAAGTTAAAGCATCAATCAATGTTTCTAGTAAACTTGCTCCTGCAGCACCAGTTACAACTAAGATCATGACTGGACGTGATTTGAATACAGGAATGATTGCAGCTAGTGAACTTAAGTCTGGAGTTAAGGGTCAAACTTATATCGATGAACAAGGCGATGTTAGAACAGACACTGGCGAAAAGGTTGAAGATATTGAAAAGAAAAGCAAGATCATAGACTTGCAAGAAAAGAGAGGTTAACAACATGGATTTAACAAAAGAAGCACTAGATTACTTAACAGAACGAGGTATTAGACCTGAAGAACGAAAATTAAAAATTAATGGCCAAGAATACATTATCGATAAAAATGGTGAGCCGGTATTGGTCGAACCAGTAATTTATAAGGCTAAAGAGCCAATCAGATTAAATACTCTATCTGGTTTAGTCGATTACATCAAGTCAAATATTGATGGTTTTGATGACTTAATCTTACATGTAGTTGATGAAAAGCTGGTCGAATTAAAAGGTAAGTTACAACCTAATGGGGATCGTGAATTGTTAGCAGTAGCAACTGCAATCGTCCCAGAATTCGATTTTGATTCATACATGGATATCGAATCGTTTAACATCGCCTTACAATCACAATTTGTAAAGACTGATGATAGAGATATCTTACTCAAGGTTGTTGGAAACCTTAAAGAAGATAATGTCCGTAGCACTGGCGATGATGGTATCAGTCAAGCAGTAACAATCAAGTCTGGAATTGCTACCGCTGAAAACATCAAGGTACCTAATCCAGTAATACTCGCACCATATAGAACATTCGTTGAAGTTGAGCAACCAGAAAGCAAGTTCATCTTTAGAATGCAAAGTGGGCCACGTGGTGCAATCTTTGAAGGCGATGGTGGCTTATGGCGAGTTGAAGCAATTAAGACCATTGCTAAATTTTTAGAAAAGAGATTAGAAGGAACTGGAGTAGTATTACTTGCTTAATTTTTCGAAGTGTAAGAATAGTCTGTTAGGAGTGATGCAAATGGAGGCTACATACATAGTTTATGATGATAAAGAAAGAATCTTGACGGTTGGTACTGCTAAAGAAATAGCTGAGTATCTTGGAATTGGGATAACATCAGTCTATACCTTATCAAGCGATCTCAAACGTGGGGTTATAAATCCTAAAATTAAAATCTATAGTGTTAGAGGGATATGAAATGGATATTGAATTTATAGGATATGTCATAAAAATTGGTAATTATTATTTTGGAGGCAGAACCCAAAATTCGATTAGTGTTTATAAAAAAGTACAACAAGCAGAGATATACGATGAAGATGAATTAGACATCGCAGAAAGAGTTGCATCTGACTTAGGTGGAACAATTAGAAAGATATATGTTTCTGATAAGGAATGATGAAGATGAACAAAAATATTAAAGAAATGTCAAAAAAGCTTGAGTCTGAATTTTGGTATGATTTTAAAAATTGGAAGGAGCTAAACTAGATGATTAAAAAGCAATCACCAAGACAAAAGATAAGAAATCGAGCTAGATATTGGGATAGTGATTATCTAGCAGGTTTCGTTAAAGGTTTAAAGATTAGACAAGAATATGAATACAGACGTGGTATGAGAGATCTGCATAAGAAAATAAGCGAAAGGTATGGGTTGGATGATGAATAGAAATAAAAATACTAAAGCGATGCTGGCAGAACTTAGAGAAGAATATCCTATTGATTACGAAACTGAAAACATAAGGGGTGATGTTGTAGATAAAAATGATAACTATGATGATTATGCTGATTTTGATGAATCTAAATTGTGGGAAGTAAGAATTCTTTATTTCGATAAATTATTTACGATTAGACGTAAATATACAGACCTATTCGAGATTTCAGATGATAATTATCTAGATATACATGATTTAGATGATCTCGGAAAGATAATCAACATAGTAGGAAAACATTTAAAGAAAATCAATTACGAGTGGAGGAATATAGAATGAATGAAAATATCAATAACATGATTGAAGAATTAAAGGAGAAGTATCCTAAAAAATGGGGAGATCCAACAAAAGGTTTGATGGTAAGTATTTCTGATACAACGAGTGCTTTTGAAAATGAATATGACTTTGAAGAAACGTTATTCTACAGTATCTGGATAATGTATAAGAGAAATGCTGTTGCAATCAATAGAGAAGATTTAATACAAAATTATTTCAGAATCACTACAGATGATTATATTAGGTTGGAAGACTTGGAAGAGTTAACAAAAATTGTAAATATAGTTGCTAAGCATTTAGTCAAGATTAATTTTAAAGCACATTTGTAATGAATTGATTTGCAGCGATTAGGAGAATTGAGTCAAATGATAAAGATCAATGAAAAAGTATTTAACAAAATTTGTAAGAAAATAGATGAGTTAGTAACTGGTAAGAAGCGTAAAGCAATGAAAAGCTCAAACCTTAGTTCATTATACACAATAAGTGTAACGGTCTATTTAAAAGATAAGAAAATTAAATTTGAACGAATTTCATTTTTTGATGAAAAAGGTAAATAGCTTGAAATTCGTTATTTTGATAAAGATAAAAATAAAAAATGTAAAGCAAAATTTAGAATAGATGATCCTATTTTTATTGGATATATTCCTGAAATTGAGGTAGAAAGATGAATTAAAAAAAAGCAAAAGAAATACAAGGACAAATAAGAGAAATATCTAAGCTTTAAAAAAAGAAGGATATCAAGTAGGTTTAATAGCTTTAGGCACAGATGATCCAGCAGCGGTTAATATTTTTGGAACTAGAAAAGATGCATTGCATATTATATATCACATCATTGAAAATCTGAATGATAAAGATAAATTAATACTTCTGGCCATGTTATTTAGAATTGATTTAGGGGAGGAAAAACAAGAGAATGAAGATTAATTTTAAAAACAAAGCAAAATCTGAAGATATGTACAAAGTTGGGAATGTTATCAAAGATGAAAACAACGTTCTATATCTTATAACCACAAACATAGATGGTGGCTATTCAATTGTCGATTTAAATAATAATCAAGTTTATGGGACTTACAAAACACTTGAAGATTTATATATAAACATAGGAGACGAAAACGACGAATTAATAAACGTAGAGATAAACGAAATTTAAGGAGATGAGTAAATGAAAATTAATTATGAAAGTAACAGTAGTGAACGCATGTATCAAGCTGGGAATGTTATTAGGAATAGTTATGAAGACTTATATCTCATAGCAAATAACCCAGAAGGAAAACTTTTTGTTGTTAATTTACGAACTAATTTGGTTTATGGGCCTTATACGACAATGGACGATTTATACCATGACATTGGCGATGAAGATGATGTTTTAGTTCACGCGGAAATAAATGTTCTATAAGGAGAAGACATGATTAAAAAAATATTAGACATCATTACATGGATTATTCTAACGGTCTTAGTTGCTGAACTAGCATTATCTAAAGAAAGCATTGCTATTAAAGTTATAGCTCTCATGCTAATTCTTATATTTTTAGTGCTAGATAGAATTTCAAGAAAACTCTGATAGGTACGAATCAAGAAGCAAGCAAATTTTAAAGTTTGACCTTAACAAGTCACAAAACTGTTAAATATTGGCTTATGTCTGTTTGAACGGTATACATTCACAACAACGTAAATCAGGATCTCTCAAATAACGACATAACAGTACAGGCTTAGCATCTGTCAAAGGATGCTGAGTCATAGGTGGTAAAGATACAAGGAAGCTACAAACAAAATTTTTTTGAAAAGGAAGTGAATAGCTCCTCCTCGTTAATATTACTTAAGTTTACATCGTAGTAACCTAGTAGATTTACTACCAAAATCAGACTTTCTTTTAAATACACCGTTACAGTTACAAATAAATTTGGAAGGAGTTAATCCTCCGTGCATTATATTCTTCGTGTGTGACTGTAACATTGCCTTGCATCCACATGATTTGAGATGGTCACACGTTTTGAGGGCGTGGTAAGGCTTATACCGGTATAGAAAATAAAATGACAGGAGTGACATCATGGCTAAAAAATACAAGATAGAATTTACTGATGATGATATGGAAAACATGAAATTGTATATCGACGGAGAAGAGAAACTAATCAATTTTCTAAAGTTAACGTATCATATTGATGAATCTTATAAAAAAGACACAAAGAAAGTAGTACTTAGATATTTAGAACCTAATACTTATGAAGTGAAATTTGATGTTTTAGGAAATCAGCTTGGTTTATTAGATATAGTGCCAAGCGATTTTGATTAAGGGAGTAATTATTTATGAAATATTTAGGAACAAATGAAGCGATGCCTGCAAAGGTAGGATCGTACAAAGGATATAGATACTTTATCATTCCAAGTCTATTTGGAGCTTTAAATGGTTATGCTGAGTTGCCTAAGAGCTGGAAAGATGGCGTTGAAGACGAGCTAACAGTTCATGGTGGTATAACGTTTAAAGGATATGTTAAAAGAAATTATTGAAAAGGAGGCTAAATAGTGAAGTTATATTTGGTGGAGTATACAGTCGGCAGCGTCATAAGAAACATGATTGTTAAAGCTAAAGACCACAAAGCAGCAGAAAATCAAGTTAAAGTTTCTGTGATAGCAAACATTCATGATGATAATTTTTAGGAGATGTAAGTATGAATTTTGATATGAAAGGCGAAATATTATTTGAAGATGGTTTGAGAGTTCATTTTAAATGTTACAGAGGACAACGAACAAATACCATTAAATATTTTGATGAAAATAATGAAGAAGTACCATATAACAAAATATGGGGTAGACGATATGAATACTGTAAATTAACAAACATTGACGGTACTCTGTTTTATCAAAATAATGTTATTGCATGTCCAGAGTAAGTTTATTGGAATTAATAAAAAGCACGCTCCCTTGGAAACGTGCCACTTAAATCAACTAAAATAATTATACCACAGGGAGAGTGCTTAGCTTGGAAGAATTAATGATACCCGGAATGAAAAACATTGACTATGATAAAACAGCTGATAATGTGGCAAGGTTTCTAACTGACAAACGTTACTATCCAAGACTATGCAAGATATATCAACAGGCAAGTCCAGAGTTTATACAAAGTCCAAGTTTAAGTGGAATGCCAGGTGGAAGTATAGGAAACAGCAACGAAGAAAAATTAGTAAAATACCTTTACGCTAAGTCGATTGTTGACGGCGTTAGTCAAACCTATGATAAAGGCTCATTTGAGTTAAAAATTGTCCTAGATAATGTATTAGGTAAAATATCAGCGGTTGAAGCAATGATAAGACTACATTTTGAAAATACAAGATATTATCAAGTAAAGAAAAGGGCGTTAAATGAATTTGCTGATGGTTTGGAGATGAAGGTTAACTGTCCTGATTTACATGTATATGTTGAGTAAAAAATATTTTTATTAATTTATACCACTATATGTAGTATATATGTTCAGATGATTTATTAATATAATGGTAAATCTAATTATTAAAATACAATATATTGTATTTTAATGGAAATGTAACCATATTGACGCATATAAGAATAATATTTTATAATACACATATAGAGATCAATCCCTTCCGTTCCACATTGAGGTGGCAGATATGTTCTGAAGACGGAGGGTTTTTTTGTAGGCGATTTAAGTCATTGTCACTAAATATGATGCTGACAACCAAATAGTGTCAAGGCATATTGCTTAACAACATGTGATATAATTTTATTGAAAGGAGTGGATAATGATGGAAAAATTTGAATTACAAAGCCCTATGGCTGTGGCTAATTTTATAATTGGTGTTGCTAAAAAAGAAGATAAGCCAGTAACAAATCTAAAGCTACAAAAGGTATTATTCTTTTTACAGGGTTATTGTTTATCTGAATACGATACTCCTTTAATAAATGGCAATTTTTCTAAGTGGAGATATGGACCAGTTGAGGAAGAAGTATACGGTGATTTTAAATATTATGGACCTGCTCCAATAGAGAACAAAAGTATTTACTTTAATAAAGAAAAAATTGAGTTTTATTCAGAAGAAGTTAATTTACCAAATGAATTTAAGAAAATCTTACAAGAAGTTATATCTAAAATGCTAGATGTTGAAACCTGGGAATTAGTAAATTTAACGCATTATCATAGTAGTTGGAAAGATTATAAGGAACAAGTATTAGCACAAATAGTCATACATTATACTAATGAAGAAATAGCAGCTTGTTTTAATGATTGTAGATTGAAGTTAGGGGTATAAGTTGGAAAAACAAGAAGTATCAGTAAAAGAAGTACTAGAAATATTTATCAGGTATCCGATTTATGATATTGACAATGCCGAAGTTAATAATAAAATACAGAAATTAATTGATAATTTAGGAAAAAGTGAAAAAATCTGTAAAAATTATTCAGTCATTAGCAAAACCATATATAGTTTAAATGAGATAGATTTTGCTAATCTAAAGATATTTTTTGGAATTGAAAGCGAAGATCATTTTAGTCAATTTTCTAATTCATCTCCATTAGGTAGTAAAGGTAAAGACAATTTACAGCATTTTTGGCGTCATGTTGTGTTAAGTTGTTATCAAAGACAATATATTGATAGCATTACTAAAGATGTAAACGAAAATGTTAGTAAAGCTAGCGAAATAATGGAAAATATTGAAGTTGAATTAAATAAAGCTAACGATAATATAGAAACAGTGGGGAAGAAGTTCAAAACTGTTACACAAAAAGCAAACCAAGCTGAAAACAAAGTTAATGGTATTTACTCTGAATTTGTTGGTATCTTAGGCGTATTTACAGCGTTATCTTTTGCATTGATGGGATCTGTACAAGTGTTTGGTAATATATTAAAGAATATAGACACTCCAACTATGGGTAATATAGGTTATGTATTAATAGTTGGGGGAATATATCTAATACTTATTTATTTGATAATAATGACTTTATTTATAGGCATGAAAAAAGTATTTGACAATAAAAATTCAAAATATAAATTTAACTGGATATTTACATTGTGCATTGTAACAGTATCTATAACATTAATAATACTAGGTATTAGGCTAGTTTAGTTAAATTCATTTCATGATTTAAAGTATGAAATGAATTAATTAATACAATAAAAAAAGTTCCTAGGAGATAAGCTAGGAACGAGACGATATACTGATATGACGTATCTTCAGTATATCGTTTTTTTATTTCATGTAAACAGAACAAATGTTTAATTTAGAATAAAAAAGTGTAGAACAAGTGTAGAAACAGTGTAGATTAAGTGAAGACTTTCCGTGCTATTATGGTATTGTAGCAAAGGTAAGTTAGGTTAGTCGCTTTATAGACTACGAGAGTTAAAACTTACTAATGCGTACTTTAGTTGTTAAATTAAATTTCACTTCAAGAAGTCTAGTCTTTATGGCTAGGCTTTTGTATTATATTTATTGAGGTGAAATTTAATGTTCAAATATTGGGATAAAATTATACCAATTGTTGTTTCTTTAGTAGCGTTATATATATCAGTAAAAAACTATTTAAATCAAAAGAATTTTTCTAAAAAGTATAGTAATAAAGCGTATCAAGTGTTACTTAATTCTGTAGATTTAGCATTATTTGATATAGATTTACTTTTATATAAGATAAATACTTTAAAAGAGTTTGACTTTGTACAATTAAATTATCAAATAAAATCATTAGAAGAAAATTTAGAATTAGTAAAAAGTATTAGCTTTGAAAATCTACCTGATGCAGATATTATAAATTATCAAACATATCTAAAAGAATTGAATGATATAATTTATAGATTAAAAAGTGATATCAACGAATTATACAGTATATGTAAAAAAGAAAATAATAATAAATTGAGTATAGAAAATATGCATATTATTTTAGTTAGTATATTAACTGTTCGTGATGTTTTAGGAAAAGATAGACAGCATTTATATAAAAGAGATAACATGTTTGATACTAACTATTCTGAACAATTGAAAGCCTTAGAACAACATGCCGGAGAGGAGTTGAAGTTACATGGATTGGATTACAGAAAAATCTGGTATAAAAGAGGAGAAAGAAATACATTTAGAAAGTGAAGTTTTAAAAGAAAAGAAAATCTTAGATAGTTTAAAGCTAGATAATGGAAATAAAATATAGATAATAGTCAGTCTAGCCAGGCTGGCTTTTTATTTTGGAGAAAAGTTTATGAAAGATAGTATAGATTTCGGAAAGGTACAAACCTATGAAAAACTAAGGATGTTACGTGAGTTAGAGAAACATTACAAGAAACATCCGGTAAAACATAAGCGTAAGTACAGTAGAGATGTTAGCAAAATCAAATTAAAAGGTGGTGGGTGATATGCCAAGAGTTAGACGATGTAGGTATAAAGATTGTCATGCGATGGTGGAATTACCAGACCATTATTGTAAGCAACATTATAGTTATGAAGCAGAGTATCTAGCTAATAGACAGAAGTGGGCAAGGTCAAGAGGTAAGTCATATCAGCATCGCTACAATACAGTTACACGTAACCGTAACAGTAATAAGTCTGAACAATATAACTTCTATCGTAGTAAGCAGTGGGTAAACTTGAGACAGTTGGTATTGAATAGAGATTATTATTTGTGTCAGTATTGCAAAGTAATTAATAAGATTACCAGTGCTAAGACAGTAGATCATATTGTACCAATTGAATATGACACAGACTTGAGAGCTGATACTGGTAACCTTGCTACAATATGTTCAAAGTGTCATAGACTCAAAACAGATTGGGAACGTTGGTACTATGGCACAGGTAAGGATAATCGGTTGAAACAAGTACCTAAAATTACAAATATTAGTGAGATTGTTTTAGAAATGAATAGACTTGCTAAAACGTCCCTAAAATAGCCGTAGATACATTTTAAATAAATTGAATAGAATTACATTAAAAGCAAAATTAAATTTATCCCCCGCCCACTGTTTGCTACTGGAGGAGCGCACACATAGGAAACGCCTTATAAAAAAGTGCAATTTCTGAAATTTTTACCTAGGGGGGGGGTACCACAATTGAAAGGAGGTAAGCCAGTGGTTAAAAAAGTCTTTTATCAGCAGAATGATGGGCGTTTAAGCGGTACGCCGCCAAAGCACTTAGGAACGGTAGCAAAGGTATGTTGGCGCAAAATCGTGCCCTTTTTAGAAAGTACAGAGCGAGTTAAAAGAATAGATACTGCATTAGTAGAATTGTACTGCTCGCAATATGAGATTTATCGTCAAGCTTATGATGATGTCTTAGAGAACGGTATTCAAACTAAGATATTTAAATCGCTTCAAGATGCTAGTGGTTCGATAGTAGGTAAAGATTTTGTTGGTTATCGTAAGAACCCAGCTGTTGCAACGATGAAAGACGCTAGTATACAGATAACTAGTATTGGTAGTCAACTTGGCTTATCCCCTAAAGCACGAGCTGAATTGATGCAATTGGTTGATAGCAAAGAAAAAGAAGATTCAACTGAAAAATTAGCAAAGATTTTTGGAGGTGAAAGTTAGTGGAAGTAGATTTGACTCAGACTCATGATGTTTTAGGAACATATCATAGTATTGATTTTTCAGATATTAGAAAGAAATATCAAGATGAAGGTACTAGATATGCTTTTAAAGTACTTGATGAAGAAATCAAAACTGGATATCTAATAAAGCTAGCTTGCTTTAGACACCTAAGAGATTTGCAAAGACAGAATACAAAGGATTTTCCTTATCGTTATTCAGTCAAACAAGCTAAAAAACTATTGTTGTTTGCCTCAATGTGTCCGAATGTAGATACAGGTTCTCCAACTGAATTAATGGATTGGCAGAAGTTTATTTTCTGTATGCTATTTGGTTGGAGAAATTTAGAAGGGCGAAAGAGATTTAGTCGTGCGATGGTTTCTGTCGCTCGTGGGCAAGGTAAGACTTACCTAATGGCAATTCTGATGTGCTACTCCTACTTTATAGAAAGCCTTGGATTGTCTAATCAAGATTATTTAGTGTCATCAATTAACTTTAAACAGACTAATAAGATATTTGGTTATATTAAAACAATGATGAAGCACATCGTTAAAACAGATATGTTTAAAGATTATGCTGCTACTGTTGGCTTTAAAGCTCAAAACGATCAGATGATTATGAAAGAAAAGAATAACGTTTTACGTGCTATCTCTCATGAATCAGGACAATATGATAGTTTTCACTTTACAACAGCTATTTTTGACGAAATTGGAGAAGTAAAAAGCAGAGAAAAGATTAGTAAGATTATTTCAGGCCAAGTTAAAGTGCCTAATCATCAATTCATTCAGATATCAACATCTTATCCAGATCCTAGCGTTCCATTCCATGAAGATCAAAAAATGATACAACAAGCGATGGAACAAGACTATAAGCGCGATGCAGATAACTTTTTAGGATTAATTTGGGCTCAAGATAGCTTAGATGAAACTTTTAAGCCAGAAACGTGGTATAAATCTAATCCTCTATTGTATCTAGATAGTCAAAAACAAGTTTTAATGGAAGGATTGCAAGATAAACGTGATGCAGATATGTTATCTGGTAATGTAGCAGACTTTCAAAATAAGAATTTAAATTTATGGTTAGCAGAAGCAACCAATAGTTTTTTGAAGTTAAGTGATATAGAACGAGCTATCCAGCCTAATTTCAATATTGAAGGTAGGACGGTATATATTGGCTATGACTATTCGATGTTTTCTGACAATACTGCAATAGCATTTGTATATCCTTATTCAGCCAATCATGGTGTGCCTAAATGGAGAGTTGAGCAACATTCATTTATTCCTTGGCAACACGCTGGTTCAATTGAGGCTAAAGAAAAACAAGATGGTATAAATTATCGTGAATTAGCTAAGCAAGGTTATTGTACTATTACTAGTCATCCACAAGGTTTGATTAATGAAGAACAGGTTTATCATTGGTTATTAAACTACATACATGATAATGATCTTAATGTTATTTTCTTTGGCTATGATGATTGGGGAGCAACTACTACAATAAAGCAACTTGAGTTAAATACTGATTATCCATTGCAAGGTATCAGGCAACGAACATCAGAGCTAAAAGATCCTACAAAATTTTTGCAGAAATGCTTTATTGAAGGAACAATTACACGTCCTGACGATAAAATCATGGAAAAAGCATTAATGAATGCACAGATTTATGAAGATAAAATTGGTATTCAAGTAGATAAAGCTAAAGCAACCCTTAAGATTGACGTGGTAGATGCAATTATTGATGCGATGTATCAGGCAATGTACCATTTTGAAGATTTTGGAATAGCTAATGATAAGTCAAAACAAGTTGAATTAATGACAACCAAGCAAGTTGAAGATTGGTATATGAGTGATGAATCAGGATTATTAGGAGGTGATTTTGATGATTTTTAGACGAATTATAGGCTATTTATGGCAACTTTCAGACGTTTTATTATTTATTTCAGCAATGGTTGTATTAGATTATACAGCTTTTAGAATTAACGCTACACTAGGTTGGTTTGTAATATCCTTAATATTATTTGTCTTAGGTTGGCTAGTTGAAGTCATCTCTGAACGAAAGTGAGGTGATAGTTAATGCCAATATTTAATATTAATAATGCTTTAAAAACGTCAACAATGAGTGTTCCATTTGGTTTTGGTGATGAAGAAGTTTTCAATACCCTGACTGGTAAAGATAGTGCTACTTATATTAGTGCTAAAGAAGCTTTAAAGAACTCAGATATATATTCAGCGATTTTTCAATTATCTGGAGACTTAGCATCTTCAAAAATTGTCAGTAGTATGACTAGATATCAAGGAATAATTGATAATCCAACTTTGACGTCAAATAAACATGCTTTTTGGCAAGCAATATTTGCTCAATTGTTGTTGGGTGGAGAAGCTTTTATATACCGTTGGCGAAATATTAACGGTATAGATCATCATTGGGAATATTTACGTCCTTCACAGGTTAGTGTATATCTACTAGATGACGGTTCAGGGTTAATTTACAATATTACCTTTGATGAACCAAAAATCGGAGTAAAAATGAACGTTCCACAAAATGACGTGTTACATTTTAGACTACTTTCCAAAAATGGTGGTATGACAGGTATTAGTCCTTTATCTGCCTTGTCTAACGAACTTAATATCAAAAATGATTCTAATAAATTAACTAGAGCAGCATTAAGTCAAGCGATTATGGCACCTGGTATTTTAAAAATTAAAAATGAAGGTACTATAGATTGGAAATTAAAGGCGTTACGTTCTAAACAATTTATGAGGCAAGTTCAAACTGCAAATAATGGACCAGTTGTAATTGACGATTTAGAAGAATATTCACCTTTAGAAATAAAATCAGATATTGCTAAACTATTAGCACAAGCTGACTGGACCGGTAATCAAATCGCTAAAGTATATGGTATTCCTAATTCTTATTTAAACGGTCAAGGAGACCAGCAATCATCTTTAGACCAAATAAAAGGAATGTATGCTAATGCTTTATCTAGGTATATGGAATCAATCGTATCAGAGCTTAACAATAAATTAAGTGCGACAATTCACTATAATATCAGACCGGCAATTGATCCACTACAAGATAGTTACGCTCAAGTGTTATCAGGATTAACTAAAGATGGAATGCTAGCACATAATCAAGCTAGATACCTATTACAAGGAACTGGATACTTGCCTGATGATTTACCAGAACCACAATCAGCATTATTGAACCCACCGAAAGGAGGTGATGCTAATGGTAAAGATACCGATTAGAGGAGCGATAGTTGATGATGATACTGCTATGTTTTATGACTATTTTGGTATGACTTGTACAAGTCCTAAAAAAGTATCAGCGATTTTAAATGAAGAAGTTGCTGAAGGCGATGATATTGTTGTTGATATTGCTTCAAATGGTGGAGATGTATTTGTTGCTTCTGAAATTTACAGTATGCTTAAGAATAATGCATCTAATGTAAAAGTTAATGTTACAGGGTTAGCTGCATCTGCTGCATCAGTAATTGCAATGGCTGGAGATACAGTATCAATTGCACCAACAGCTCAAATCATGATACATAAAGCATGGACAAATATGGATGGTAACGCTGATGATTTAAATCATGAAGCAGGCGTTTTAAATAACATTGATAAATCGATTGCTAGTGCTTATGAGTTAAAAACAGGTATGAAACAGTCTGACCTTTTGCAAATGATGTCAAACGAAACATGGTTGACTGCTCAAGATGCAGTAGATAAAGGCTTTGCTGATGAAATTATGTTCGTTAATGAAGAAGACGAACCAGTTATGAACTCTATGGAAGATATACCTAGTAAATCAGCGATTAATAAGTTAATGAATTTAATTTTAAAAGCAGATAAACAACAAAATAAAACAACAAGCCAGTTTGAAAATCCAAGTTTAAAGGATAAGAAACTGGCTATTTTAATGGAAAGAAGGAAAAATAATGAATATTAATGAACTTAATAATGCTTGGATTGAATCTGGGCAAAAAGTAGCAGATTTAAACATGCAAATTAACACTGCTTTAATTGATGATAATTATGATGAAGAAAAATTTGCTAATTTAAAAGCTCAACGTGATAAAGAAGTTACACGTCGTGATAATCTAAAAGAACAATTAGATACTGCACGAGCTGAAGAAGTTTATAACATGCCAGATAAGGATAAAAAGCCTTTAAGCGATAGCGAAAAGAATCTAAAAGATAAATTTGTAGAGAATTTTGTTGGTATGATGAATGGAAACTCTAAAATTGTGGATATGGTTACTTCTTCTGTTGATGATAACGGAGATAAGGCAGGATTAACAATCCCGTCTGATGTTCAAACTGCTATTCATCAATTAGTACGTCAATTCAATTCTTTAGAACAATACGTAAATCGTGAAGCGGTTTCTATGCCAACAGGTTCTCGTGTATACGAAAAATGGACTGATGTTACACCATTAGCTAATTTGGATGACGAAACTGCAGAGATTGGAGATAATGATGATCCCAAATTAACATTAATCAAGTTCGCTATTAAGCGTTATGTAGGTATTACTACTGTTACAAATACTTTATTGAAAGATACAGCAGAAAATATTTTAGCTTGGTTATCTGCATGGATTGCTAAAAAAGTAGTAGTTACACGCAATAAGGCAATTATTGATGTAATGAGTGCAGTTCCTAAGAAACCAACCATCACAGATTTTGATGGAGTTATTGATTTAGTTAATACAGGAGTTGACCCTGCAATTAAAACAACATCATTCTTGATGACTAATACATCCGGCTTGAATACTTTATCTAAAGTTAAAGACGCAATGGGACGCTACTTATTGCAACATGACCCTACACAACCAGATGTATACATGATTAAAGGTAAGAGAGTAATTGAAATCGCTGATCGTTGGTTACCAGATAATGCAGGAAGTCATCCATTGTATTATGGAGATTTAAAACAAGCAGTAACTTTGTTTGACCGTGAAAATATGTCTTTACTATCTACTAATATTGGTGATGGAGCATTTAAACGAGACTTAACAAAAGTACGTGTAATTGACCGTTTTGACGTAGTAGCAACTGATAGTGAAGCTTGGGTAGCTGGTTCATTCAAGACTATTAAAGATCAAGAAGCTAAGTTAGCAACCAACAACGCTTAGAGGTGATTTAGATGGATAAGGAAATATTACTTGATGATCTGAAGTTATCTCTTAGAATCGATGGCGATGATGACGATAGATTACTAAATTCATATATTAATGCTGCTGAAGTTTATATTAAAACTGCAGTAGGTGGCGATGATGAATTTTGGCAACAAGAAGATGTTATTGCAGTTCAAAAAATAGCGACTTTGGCTTTAGCTGGTGCTTATTATGATTACAGAGTGGCTTTACAAGATGTAATGACTTATCCTATTAATCTAACTTTAAATGCGATAATCTCACAATTACGTGGAAAATTAGCGTTATACGAAGAAGGTGAACTAGATGCCTAAAAAATTACTTCATTCGTCTTTTAATCAGCGTATAGAGTTTATGACTGTTAAACCAGTTATAAATGATTTAACTGGAGATACAGTTGAAAAGCCAGTAACATTATTTTCTTGTTGGTGTGCACCTCAAAGACGGACCATGTCTCAGCAGTTCCAACTAACTGGTTTAGGACTTGAGGATACGCTAACTGTAGCAATTAGGCACAATAGCAATGTTAGTAAAGCAATATTAGCTAAATATAAAAATGATATTTACGAGGTTGTGTCTTTTTCTCCAGATGAAACTAATAACTATATGGCTTATGATTACATTGTTATTAGGAAAAGGAAAGGAACTGGTAAGCATGTCTAATAATGCAGATATACCTTTCGAAAATCTATTACAAGACTTCAGCAAAAGTTTGAATAAACTTGTCCCTGATATGGAGCAAAAAAAGAAAATTACCCAAGCTGGGGCTAATATATTAGAGAAGAATATACGTCGAGTAACACCTGTTTCTAAGTTGAAATATGATAAAAATGGCGGAAAATCTTATAAAACAACACACTTAAAAGAATATGTCATGTCACAAGATACCAATGTTGACGGTCAAGAAGACGGTAGCTCAACAGTTGGTTTTGGTAAAAAGGCTTATATTGCTAGATTTTTAAATGACGGAACAGTTAAAATGCCGGCAACTCATTTTGTAGATAATGCTGTCAATGAATCTAAAAAAGAAGTTTTACTAGCTAATAAGGCTGAATATGACAAAATAGTGCGAGGTGGTAAATAGTGGAAACACCAACCACGATAGCTAAAAATTTACTGAAGGATATTACTTGGATAGATGAATTATATTCTGGTTCTATTCCAAGTAATGTAGAAGTAAATACAAATAAAAATACAGTATTGATTACTGAGTATTTAAATGAACCTAGTCAGTATGCCAATATGGAAATAAAGTATTGGCTTGTAGGTGTTGAAGTACAGATATTCTATAAACTTGATGGAGAAGATTTTCAAAATTGTGAAATACAAGTAGCTAGATTATTCAATGATAATCGTTGGAAAATTGACACATCAAGAAATAGGATTAAAGACCCAGACACTAAACAATGGACTAAGGTTTTTTATTTTTCAAAAAATTTAGAAATGGAAGAAGGTATTTAATATGGCTAAATCAAGTACACATGGTGTACGTTATATTGGGCTAGCAACTATTGACGATAGTGGCGCTTTATTAAAGGGACAATCTGGACTTAGCGATAATGGTATCTACATCATCGACGGAAAAGGCGAAGGTACGATTACAGCTAATATTACTGGATTAGAACAAGCAGGAACCCCAGTATATGCAAATAATCAAGTTAAATTAATTCAACACGGAAAACAACAACCACAAGTAGCTTTGACAGTATTGAATATGAATAATGATGTTTTGAACAAGATTAAAGGTTATGTTTCTGATGGTAAAGGCGGATACGTTTTATCTTCTGGAGACAAACCTAACGTAGCTTTACTGTTATGTTCTGAAGATGTTGATGGGACTTTAATTTATGAAGGCTTTTCTCATGGTGAAGTTACTGAAACTGGACGTAACCACGGAACAGATAATAATAACTTAACTAGAGCTGATGCAACATTAACTTTCCAAGCATTAGAACCATTAAAAGCAGATATTTTCATGGATGATAAAGGAGTTCAACAACCTTATAAAGTTTGGGCAGACGATGAACCCGGATTTGACCTAAATCTAATGTATAAAGAAGTATTTGGCGGATTTTCTGATGTACAAAGTTTACGCATTCCTAAGAAGTTCAAAACAACCACAGTTATACAAACAAGCGCTAGCCCTACTTCAGTAACCGCACAATAAAATAAAATCAACAGAGACGATTAATATGAGACGAATAAAGAAGGGAACAAAGAAATGTCAATTAGAATTAATACTAAGCCATTAGGATTAAAGAAACCTATTTTTGTTGAACAAAGTGTCAAAAATGTAAAACTTGCTAATGAAATGATGAATAAAATGCTTAAATTAGGTATTGAGCAAGAAAAAGTAGTGGCAATCAATTTTGATGAATTAGAAGAAAAAGAAACAACTGAAAAAATGTTAGAAATTAATGCTTTAGAAGCAAGCTACATTGATGATGCATTTATTTTTTTGCAAAATATCCTTAAGTTATCTAACAAAGAAAAAGAACTTGCTGAAAGTACTTTAACGATGGAAAAATTAGGAGAATACCTAAATTATGTAGTAATGAGAGTTAAAGGAATTGAAGGAAAGCCAGAAGCAATATCAGAAAAAGATCCAAAAAAAGATTAAGGCTGTTATCCGATGAATATTACAAAAATAAGGATGAACAAGCCGATTTATTATTTTTACAAAAAACATTACTATTAGAATCCGGTATACCAGTATCAGTTAGTGATAAAGAAGATTTTCAATTATTAGTTGAAGTAATAAATGCTAAAGCTAAAGAAGACAGAGAAGTTTCACCAAGAGAAATGTTGAGACGTTTTAGAGGACAATAATATTTCGTGTTATAATTAGGTTACTTAGCATACATGAGGTGGTTAATTTGACGAAAACTGATGTAACGCGAAAAGATATCCGATATTTTATTTTTCACAAGCATTTTAGGTGCGGTAATGTTTATTTCAACGATAAATTACAGAAAATTTTGATTGTAAGTTTCTTTTTGAAAAATTGTAAAATGTACGATTATAGCGATTTAAAATACGGAAGAATTTATCTTAATGAACAATCCAGAAAAATTTATCATACCAGAGGGCTTAGCAGCGTTCCGGAAGAAGAAAAATATTACTATAATCCTCAAATGGTACTAGAATTTAGAGATGGTTTTACTTACGAAGAAATCATCAGGCATGGAAAAACTTTAAAAGAAAGTGTAGCTGGATTAAGTTTACAATATAAGAATGTTGATTTTGGAAGTAAGATGACTGAAATCGGCGAGCAAAATGGGGATTTATAAAAGTCAGTTTTGAACTGGCTTTTTTTATTTTGGAGGAAAGGAGGTTAATTTATCAGTGAAAGTACAAAATGAAATGGCCACTAAAATAACCCTAGATACAATTGAAGCGGCTAGCAGTTTAAAGAGTTTCACATCTGGAATATCAGCATTAACTAATGGATGGAAAGCAAGCGAAGCAGCACATAAAGCGGTTGGAGATAGTTTAGGAGCTTTAAAAGCTAAATTTGATGGCATTGGAAATGTTATTGAAGTACAAAAGCAAAAAATAGAAGAGTTAAAAAGTCGTCAAGAAGGGCTAGATAGAACTAATAAATCTCAAGCTGAAACTTGGCTAAAATTAGAAAAAGATATTCAAACGGCTACTAGACAATTAACAAGCTATGAAGCTCAACAGGAAAAAGCTAAATCATCAATGGAATATTACACATCTGGTTTAGCTGATTTACAAAAAGGATATCGAAATACACAAGCTTTATCTAAAAGTTATGCTGAAAGATTGCAGGCAGAAGGTAAAGCATTAGACGCTAAAAAAGTACAGTTAAGCGGGGTTAAGAACTCACTAACTAATTTAAGCAAGCAGTACCAACTGCAGGAAAAAGAGCTACAGTCTATTGCTGAAAAATCAGGGATGACAAGTGAAGCTTACATGAAACAGCAAATTAGGCTAAATGAAACTGCCACAGCAATGGCAAAAGCTAAATCATCAATAGGGCAATTAAATGCAGAAATGAAAGTACTAAATCCAGGTGTATTTACCAGGATGAAAAATAAAGCTAATGAACTAAACGGAAGAATGGGCAAATTAAAAGAATCTGTCCTATCTTTTAAAGGATTAGTTGGGGTAAATCTTATTTCTAATGCGGTTACTAGTGGATTTACGCTTTTGACTTCTCAAATGAAAGGTATTATTTCTACAGGTATTCAAGTATCAAAAACTGCTGGAGCAATGAAGAAACGTTGGGAGAATTTAGGTGCAAGTGCTAATGATATAAAACAGTTAACAAATACGTTATCTGATTTAAAGACAAATTCGAACTTGACCGCAGAAGCAGTAAATAAAATGCAAACTAACTTTTATGGAATAACTGGATCTGTGGAAAAGACAAACACTTTAAGTAAAGGTGTTGCTAGCTTATCTTTACAATTAAAGTTATCTCAAGACCAAGCAAATAATTTTGCTACAGGGTTAGGTAAAATTGAAGCTTCAGGAAAAGTTACTAGGAGTTCTTTACAAAAATTAGAAAAACAAGCTCCTGGGTTAACTACAGCTCTACAAAAGGCATCTGGTAAAAGCAAAGAAGCATTTGACGCATTACTTGATTCGGGAAAAATGACAAGCGGCCAATTTAACGACATCTTAGAAAAAGCTTCAGAAAATTATAAGAAAAACAGTAAGGCATTTGGTGAAACTTCTGGTGGTGCATTGAAGAAAATGCAAGAAAACTGGAAGAGTACACAAGCAAAACTGGCTGAACCATTAGTGAAAGTTCAAGCTACTGGACTAAATGAATTAAATAAAGCTTTAGATGATAAAGAAACGCAAAAAGGAATTCAACAAGTTGGTAAATATATTGCACAAGTTGCAGTACAATCGGCAAAGTTTATTGCGTATTTAGCTAAACACCAAAGTACAGTTAAATCTTTTGTTAAAGTAATAGGCTCGATGGTTATTTTGGTAAAAGTTACAGGGTGGATAAAGCAATTTGTGGCAGCAGCTGCAAGTGTAGCCAGAGCGCTAGGGCCTTGGGGATTGGCAATTACAGGTATTACATTAGCTTTAACGTATTTGTATACCCATAGTGATAAATTCAAGAAGTTTGTTGATGGTTTGGTAAAGAATGCTAAAAAAGCATTTAATAATATAGTCAAGTTCTTTAAAAACTTACCTAAAGAGATATCTAAAGTGTGGAAGAACATTACAGGTTTCTTCAGCAAAGGTTGGAATTCAATTAAAGATGCAACTGGCAAAGGTATCAAGAACACTCAAAAGAGTTGGGATAAATTTAATAAAGATGTTGCTAAATCTGCCAATAATATGTGGAAAGACACCAAGAAGAAGTTTAGCGATGGTTGGAATAGTCTAAGAGAAAATGCTGATAATGGTAAAGATAAGATTGTAAAATCATGGAATAATCTTAATAATGCAACGCTTAATGTCGCTAAAAAAATGGCTAAAGAGAATCCTAAACAGTTTAAATCAGGTTATGATGCTATTCAATCATACACTAATACTTGGAAAGATTTTACCAGTGGGCGTTGGGATAAATTAGGTGGTGATATTAACGATACTGCTAAAAATATCCGTAAGTTTACTAAAGATATCTTCAAGGATATGTATGATTGGTTGAATGATAAAACTGGCGGCAGACTTGGCGATATGGTAAAAGCATTTCAAGATAAATTTGGTTCATTAAAAGATATTGTGGCTTCAGCAGTTAAAGGTGTTAAACATAAAACTGTAGATTTGGTAAATGGTGTGATTAAACCAGTTAATGATATGTTAGGTGGTTTAAAGAAAGGTATCAACTGGGTTCTTGATAAAGTTGGTGCTCCACAAATAAATGCTAGTTGGGCAATTCCAACAGTATCCTATGCTAAAGGTACACCTAATGTACAAGGCTCAAATGGAACCCATCAAGGTGGCTTAGCACTAGTTAATGATGGTGTAGGGGAACATTATAGAGAAATGTTTAGACTGCCTAATGGAAAAGTAGGTATTTTTCCTAATCAGCGTAATATGGTGGTTCCATTGCCTAAAGGCTCAAGTGTTTTAAATGGTGAAGATACTTATAAATTAACTACAATGTTAGGTATTCCAGCATATGCTAATGGTATTGGTAAATTCTTTAAAGGTGTTTGGAATAGTGCTGTTGATTTAGTTGATGAAGCAGAAGATATTTTGAAAAAGCCAGCAGAATTTTTAAAAGAAGTCTTTGAAAAACATATTGGTAATTTATCAGCTAAAGGCTTAGCTGGCGATATTATTACTAACTTTCCTAATAAATTAGCAAGTCTAGCAGTTGGCTGGGTAAAGAAATTATTTGAAGATTTTGGAGCTGGTGGCGATGGAAATAGTCCTGCTGGTAGAATGGCTAAATCTGAATTTGCCAAGATAGCTAAACACGCTGCTAGATTGATGCATCAAAAACTTAGTGAACGTGATATAGAGCATTTGTACTATCAAGCATCAACTGAATCTAGTGTAGATCCTGCTCAAAATGGTGGTTATGACGATCATGACGGAACAGGTTTACCAATTGGATTATTCCAATATAAACTTGGTACTTGGAGAAGTTGGGCGGTTCCAGGACATGCAAATATTCATTCTGCTTTAGACCAAATTATGGCAGTTTTAAATGATAGCAATTGGAGAAACGATTTCCCCCCAATTGGAGTAAAGAGAGGTTGGGGGCCTTCAGGTCATAGAATGATGGCTTATGGTGGAAGAATTGATACAAATCAATTAATTGAAGTTGCTGAAAATAATAAGCCAGAGTATATTATTCCAACTGATCCAGCTAAAAGGCCTAGAGCATGGCAGCTTATGCATGAATTAACCTCTGAATTTACTAATCAAGAACCACAACGCATAAATGTATCAGATAATAGAGATCTAAAAGAATTAAATGATAAGTTTGATTCACTATTAGCTATGTTCAGTCAATTATTAGGATTAAACAATCAACAAATTAAAGCTATTCGTGAGAGTGGATTTGATAAAATAAAACAGTATCAGCAACAAGCATTAGATCAAAGATTAGCTGATTATCAAGGTTATTAGGAGGCATAAATTATGGAAAATAATTTTTATATTAAGTATGGAAATAATCCAGAATTTAGTTTAAAAGATATTACTTCTAACTTAACCTTGTTAAAACTAGATGAAAACCCATCAATTTCAAATGTGTATCAAAATAACGTTATGCAAGATGGTGAAATGTGGAATTACACAACTTACCAACCTACAACGGTAAGCTGTACATTTTTATTATGGTTTTCAACATGGCAAGATTACTTGTTAGCAAAACATGATATAATGCAAGCTTTTATGCAAAAAGAGCTATTTAGAATTAGAACTGATATTGATAAACATCTAGTAAGGTATGTTAGAACAGCACCTTTTACGATAGCTCCTAATGAAGACGGTTCACATTGGGCAACATTCACAGTAGCGTTTGAAAATCCTAGTGGCGTTAAATATAGCTATTTAAGGTCAGACCAAATTTCTCAATCTAATGGTTGGGGATATGGATTGAATTTAGCTGACGTTTCAAATTTAAACTATCATTTCAATAATCAAACGAGTTTTAGAATATTTAACGCTAGTGATATTGCAGTAGATCCATATTTTCAAAAGCATGATTTGAAGATAACAATTAAATCTGTAAATGGTGGACTAACGGTTAAAAATACGACAAATGAAACAAGTTGGACGTTCAAAGGGTCATTAAATAGTAATGATACAGTAGTTTTGGACGGTATTAATACTTATAGAAATAATAATTATGATTCAATGGAAACTGATTTTGGATATATCAAACTAGAAAAAGGTTGGAACGAAATAACACTTGATAAAGTAGCAGATATAACATTTTCATTTCCATTTATCTATACATTCTAAAGGTGGTGGAAGTAGTTGAATGAAAGAATAGTTAAATTTAAACCTAGAAATCAAGATAAGATTTTTATTTTGAATAATATCTTATGGAATAGTTTTAACATTCAGTGGGCTGAAAATGATACCTATCAACTATCCTTTACAGTGTACGATGATGGTTCAGACTTGTTTAAGATAATTACAGTAGAGTCTAGCATATTTTTTGACGGGCAAGAATATATTATTAAAACACTTGCAGTAGATTATGCTGCAGGAGTATCAATTATACAAATAACGGCGATACATGTATCTAATGAATTAGCTAATTTTTGGAAGTATGAAGTCAATGGTGGCGAAAAGACGTACACAGTTAATGATGTATTAGCATTTTATCTTAATGAAAATAACAAGGGTTTTTCGTATCAAGTTATTGGCGATTTTGATAATCAACAAATAACGGATTTAGGAAATACTAACGGTAAAGATATGATATCTAAGATTTTATCTACTTGGGAAAATGCTATTTTTTATCCAGATAATAGAAATATACGAATTTATAACAAGAAAGATTTTTATCAAAATAAAGGTAAAAGATTAGACTACCTGCACGATACAAGTGAAGTTCAGTTAAATATTGATTCAACTGGAATTATTAATAAGATTAGAGCAATAGGAACTGAACATGAAGTTACAACCACCACAGAAATCACAGTTACTGATGGTAGTAGTTGGGGTTGGCCTTTTCCAGACGTAGGTGAAGGAAAATTTATGGGAAGTCAATTATTCGGTGTTAATGCAGGTGGTGAATTTAGACCTAATGGATTCCATGACGGTTTAGATTTTGGCTCAGTAGATCACCCAGGAAGTGAAGTTCATGCAGTACATGGTGGGAAAGTTGCAATTAAGTCATATATGGGCGGATTAGGTAATTATGTTGTTATTTCTGGTGGTGGATATAATGTTGTTTATCAAGAGGCGTTTTCAAGTGCTAGTAAAATAACAGTTAATGTGGGAGATACTGTAAAAACAGGTGATATAATAGGTTATCGTGATACAGATCATTTACATGTTGGGGTAACACGTCAAGACTTCAATGTTGCGGTTGGAAAATCTTTTACTAATGATGGAACTTGGTTAAATCCGTTAGATTTAATTAAAAGCGGTGGTACAGGTCCTACTACTCACACAGAAACAGAAGAAGAAACTCATACAGAAAAGTATTTTGATGATTTTATGGTTGAAGATAAAGATTCTATTGCAAAATGGGGAGAACATCCAGCAGCAGATATGTCGGATGATAGATTCCATGATAAAAATGCAATGGAGGCATATGTTAGAAGTAAATTCCAACTAGAACCATTAATATCTGGTACAGCTAATGAATCGAGTAATATTAAACCTGATATAGGGGAAATTAGAAGATTAGAAGTAAAGACAGTTAAATTAGTTACAGAGGTAATGATAGTTGGATTTACATGGTATCCATTTGATCCAACGCAGCAAACGCAACTAACATTAAATAATTTACCTTATTCTATTCTTAGAAATAATACTAATATTCTCCAAAAAATGAATGAAATCAGTACAAGTGTTACTAAAACTATTACAAAATTAAATGGTGGAAATACGCGAGAATTAGAAAAAACATTGAAGAAATACATTGACAATAAACTCAACAACAATACTCCAACAACTCCAGATATACCTAAGCCACAACACATTGGCAAAATTATTGATGTGTCTGAATGGCAAGGTATAATTGATTGGCCTAGCGTGATAGCTGATGATGTTGCTTTAAGCATTATCCGAGTCCAACATGGTTCTGCTCACCAAGATTTGAAGTACATGGAGAATTTGCAACAATGTATTTCAGCTGGTGGAAAGTATGCGGTGTATGCATATTTTGCTGCTACATCTACATCAGACGCTCAACAAGAAGCTAGAGATTTTTATAACAGAACACAACAGGTTGTCGCAGGTAAGCAACAGCCTATTTTTTATGCAATTGATGTTGAAAGTATTGAGATGAGTGGAGATGTTACTCAGATGAGAGCGGGAGTTGAGGCTTATATGTCACAACTCAATGCTTTAGGTGTGCCAGATAACAAGATTGTGTTGTATATTGCTAATCATTTGTACGATAAGTTCAATTTGAATGTAGCGCGTCCTGGTGCGATTTGGATACCAAGTTACGGACAGAATGATGGAACATTGGCTAATAGTTTAAAACCTACACACCCATATGACTTGCATCAATTCACAAGTAAAGGTAGTGTTAAAGGTATATCTGGGAATGTAGATATGAGCGCAGAGCCAAGCGAGAAGTTTAAGGAGTTGATATTTAGTGCTTAGTTGGAATGGCGATATACATGAATTCTATTTTGATAACTATACGATCCACATTCAAAAGAAACTAGGAACAAAGAAATTTTAAAGCAATTTAAAGATATAAATACAAGATTGGATAGCATTGAAAAAACTGGAAAAGAAGAAGGTGGTAGTGATGGAACATCTGAACCTTGATGATATTGGTTTGACTGATAGAGTTCAGTATAACGCAGCAGTTGCTAATTTTAATCAAATTCAGCGTACTGTTAATAGCAATACTGATGAGATTAAGAGTGAATTAGATAGCAAAGCTAATTTGCATGATATTAATGATAAAATAGACGCTTTAAATGAAGATTGGAAGGCAAGGCTAAAGCGTGTAACTTTAGGTACTGATGAAGAAACGATTGAGAATATAGTGACGAAAATTTTAATTGAGAAAGGAGTAATCTAATGGCTCAAATATTGAAATATGTGATTGGTAAAGATTACAGACCTTTGACTGTTTTAGAGGCTAAGGGTGGTAATACTTTTACGCCTGACTATGATAAATCTAACTGGGTGCAAGCACGTCAGTATGAGGACAGTTTGAGACAAGTTTTTGTTGAGATTACCAACGAAGACGGTTCTGCCTATGATTTAACAGGAGCTAATGTCCTATTTGAAGGTATTTTGCCAGACAACGAACACAAGATTTTGGATAACTCTCATGCTGTATTTTATGAAGATCCAACAACTGGTAAGTTCCGTTTTGATATGCCAGCACAATCTTTTAGCGTAGCCGGGCAGTATAAACAAGCATTTTTCCGGGTGATGAAAGATTATCGTAATATTGCCACACTTGAATTTAAGTTTGAAGTACTGGCTGATATGGTTGTTACTGGCTTAGTTCCTAGAGATTATATCAGCCCGTTAGATGACTTGTTTAACACAATCAAGGAAACTGAAACTAAAAATGTAGCTGAATTGAAGAAGATTGTTGATGATAAGGTTGCGGAAATTACTAACTTGATGACTACCTTAAATCAAACTAATACAGCTACTTTGAGTGAGTTGAATAGTGCTAAAACAGCATTAGGGACTTTAGAAGATAAGATTAAACAAGATGGGATTTTCACTCAAGGTGAGGCAGAAGAATTTAAGAAATCAATTTTGATAAAAATGGTAACAGCTGACAGCCTGGAGGAATTACTTTACGGATACAAAATCACAATCGTACACAATCAAAAAGACTATCCTAAACCAACAGTTTTCTACTATGAAAATGCGATTGGTACTGAAATCGGCGGTTTAGGTGCTGGGTCATTTGGTGAAACGTTAACCAAGTTAGTTCCTTGTGAGGCAGAATATACGGATAATAATTCAATCGTTGTCCGTATACCACGTAATTTCTACATGGATGCTAAACCATATTACAAGTATGGAGATTGGTATTTAGGGAGTGGCAATAAAACAATTAAGATTAGTCTGGGCAATGTTGATGATAGTGCTGCTAAAGCTGGAGACGGTAAAGGCAGTAGCTATTTATCACATAGCACAGGCTATTTCAATTATCCAACAGCTCCAAGTAATTTAAGAGCAGTTTACGTAAATGATACAGCAGAGAGATTAGAGCGGAAATAAACGCAATATCCAAGCTAAAGTCATTAGTGCAGCTAGTGGTAAGAGTACAGTTGAATTATTAGATAGCAGTAACGAATTTTCAGACAACATACAAATGAATAATTTACAAGATGGTAGCTTTGCAGCCTTTACTGGTTACAGGGCTATTTATTTTAGAAAATAAAGAAAGAAGGAACAAACATGGCAATAAATTTTGAACCTATTTTTTCTGAAATGGCAAATGGACCAGAAAAAATTAAAGAGAATTTCGACAAAGTTAAAACTATTGATGATGGAGTAACAGTTTTAAACCAAAAAGATACAGCTAATTTTAAAATTGGTAAATTTATTGGTGGTGGAGCTAGCACTGATTTGGATAATTTGGAGCAAGGTGTTCATACAGTAGGTTTATGGGGAGAAAGCGCTGGTTCTTCATGGCCTAAATCTCAACAAGGCTCAAAAACTAATGCATGGGGAACACTGTTACAAATAGGAGCAAGTACTGAAATTTGTACACAGATAATGATGTTAGTTGGAATTGGAATGATGTATAGAATTAAAACGAATAACGTATGGGGACCTTGGGCTAGAGTACAATCAGTAGAAGATAAGTAGGAGGGTATCAGATGTTAATTTTTATTTACGATAAAGAAACAAAAAGATACATGTATTCAGTAAGTGATTATCCAGATAATTATGACTTGCCAGAAAATGCCACAACAGTAAAACCGGTGGATAGTAATGGTGTTGGTTTGTATGATCCAACTTGGAACGAAAGCACAAATTCTTGGGATAGTTTGACGGAAGAAGAATGGAAGGGAAAATACACCATTCCAGAAGTTAAACCAGTTCCAACTCAAGAAGAACAAGCTGCAGCACAACAAATGTTAGCAGTAGCTGACTTACAAGGAAAAGTTGTTACTCTAACTTCAACAGTGGATAAATTAAGTAAGTCTAATAACGAACTAAATGCAACTTTGGCACAAATTATATTACAAAACGCAACTAATGCAAAAAATGGAGGTAAATAAAATGAGATATAGCTATGATATTGTAAAACGTTTCTATGATTTAGGATTATTCACAAAGGAAAATGTACAACTTTTTGTAAGAGTAAATTATTTTACACAAGAAGATTACTATAAGATGTTTCCAGAAGATAAGCCTGCTGAAACAACTACATCAACACAACCACCAGTAGCTCCAACAGCTTAAGATAATGACAGGGTGGGTGGGTAGGAATAAAAATAAAAGCAGGTGAGTATATGTGCATTCATTACTAGGATATTCATGGGCGGAGATAGCGTCAATTCTGGCGGTTATTTCCGTCCTTTTTAGTGGGACATATTGGTTAATTAGGCATGGTGCCAAAGTATTAAATAATGCAATCACTGCTGGTACATATCCGTTGCGGCAGCAATCTCAAGAATTAACCAATACAATCAAACGACTTAATAAAAATTTTGAAGAAGAACATGAAAAATTACAAAGACTAGAGCAGGAAGTAGAGCAACACGATAAAGCTATCATACTTCATGAAGAAAAAATCAAACGGTTGGAGGAGAGAAAATGAAAAAAGTATTATTCGATAAAGACGGTAAGCTAAATCGTAAGACAGTAACATCATTAGTAGTATTGTTACTAGTATTGCTTCAGCAATTATGTGCAATTTTTGGGCTTAAATTTACAGGAGATACGGGACAAATCATGAACCTTGTAAATACAGTTTTAACTATTGGCGGTATTTTAGGTTTAGTTGACGGAACAACAGTTGATGTTGATACAGTCAATACGATTGAACAAACAGCAAATAAAGCTTTAAAACTTGCGAAAATAAGCAATGATACTCCTAAATCTTTAGCAGAAACGATTGATAAGGATGGTAATGTAAAATAGGAGGTAGTATCGTGAAGAAAAAGAAAATATTAATTACTTTAGCAACGTGTGCAGCGTTGTTTTTTCTGTGCAGTTAAACACTCCAAGTGTTCAAGCAGCTAGAGGAGACCATGGCGTTGATGCAGCTGTTTTCCAAGGAGTAAGCGGTAAATGGGGTTACGCCAGAGATAAATTTATGATATCTCAAATCGGTGGTACCACAACTGGCTGGAACTTGTACGATCAATGGACTTATCCAACGCAAATAAGTTCAACCATTGCACAAGGTAAAAGGGCGCATACATATATCTGGTGGCAAAATGTAACTTCAAACAGTCAAGCGGATTATGTATTAAATTATTTCTTGCCAAAAATTCAAACTCCAAAAGGTTCAATTGTAGCTTTAGACGTTGAATCTGGTTATCAGAATACACAAGCAATAGCTTATGCTATTCAACGAATTAAAGACGCTGGATATACGCCTATGATTTATGGATACAAGAATTACTTAGTTAATAATACTGATTTGAGTTATCTATCTACCTTGTGTCAACTATGGTTAGCTGAGTATCCGAACTACGCTGTAACTCCTGAGCCAAACTACAATTATTTCCCAAGTTTTAACAACATTGGCATTTTTCAATTCACTTCAACTTATGTAGCTGGTGGATTAGATGGGGATATTGATTTGACTGGTATTACTGATAACGGTTATAAGAATGGTAATCCGGAAAAGCCTAAGACACACACGCCAGCGGTTGATGCAGGTATTAAAGCTGATAATACACCTAAGCGTGATATTACAGTAGGATATACTGTTAAAGTAAATTATTCTGCTAGTCGTTGGGCTACAGGTCAATATATACCAAGCTTTATCAAGGGTAATTCTTATAAAGTAATTCAAGTATCTGGCAATAAGGTATTGTTAAATGGTGTTATGTCTTGGATTAATAAATCTGATGTTGAGATTTTGCAAACAACAGCTCCAGTTCAAGCTAACAACTCAAGTTACTATACTGTAAGATACGGAGATACTTTAAGCGGAATTGCCTATAAATATGGAGTAAATGTATATACTCTAGCCCGTAATAATGGTATCAGCAACATTAACTGGATCTATCCAGGACAACGATTAAAGATTACAGGGAATGTATCTAATCAACGAACATATACAGTGCGTTATGGTGATACTCTATCTGGTATTGCTTATCGTTATGGTGTGAATGTGTACACACTAGCACGCAACAATGGTATCAGCAACATTAACTGGATTTATCCAGGTCAAAGATTACACTTTTAA